TGGTAAAGCTCTTATTGCTTCCAAAGTAAGAAAACTGACTGCTACCAAAGTTTCCAGTGTGGTAAACAGTTTATCTTTATCACTAGTATCAGATTGTTCTGGTTTTATTTCTTCGGCAACAAGAACATTGTCAAACATCTGAGTAAATCGTGAACTCATTTCAGATAATCCTATGCTAATCTCATTTAGACTATTTGATATACTTTGCATAGTATTCATGAATTCTTCAAAGCCAGGAACCATTTGTTGGTTGTCAGCAATAGCGTCCACGATTTCGCCTACTAGCACATTGTTGTCTAGTACCATCATTTCGTTTCTACCATATTCTGGTTTTGGTAATGCTGGCAACTCTGCCATGTTTATCTCCTAGCTTTTCTTTGTTGTTCTTCCATTTTTTCTTTTTCTTCTTTTAGGTGTTCTATTAGCATATGCACATAGATATCTCTTTCGAATGGTATCCAACCTTCAATATCTGACATCGCATAATTATGGTGTTGCATCAAAGCAAAATTTGTTCTGTACCAGTTCGACAGACTATTGTAGCCTGTCGTTACCCGAAAAAACTTTGAATACCCTCTAGGGTCAATTCCCTAATGCTTCCATCTTTTCTCTTGTACGAAATGCTTGCTGTTATTTTTGGCAATCCTACGAAGAACTCCTGCATTTTTGCTAAGTCTTTTGTTCCTAAACTCATCAACCAATCATCTAATTCCATTTTTGAGTATTCGGCAACGTCATATGCAGTTTCACCATCAAAGATTTGATCAATACTATCACGAATCATCATTAGAACAGTTTCTGCGCCGTTCATTTTGTTTTCGGCAATCAAAGAAAGAACTTCGTACGAAGGATATTTTAATACAACAGAAATAGGATCTGTCAATTTAATAAAACTACCGACTTTTGGTTCAGACACAGATATATCTTTTTCCAAATCTAATTTTATTTTATATGTTTGATTATCTTGATCGTCTTCAACTGTTAGTTCCAGTACATTAGATACAGACTTAGCTCTTAACATCAGAAAAATATACTCTAAGTCAAAGTATGCTAGTTTATCAACATCTTTAATATCCAGAACACAGTTATTGATAATTTGTTTGTAGACATTGATAATGTCTTTCACTTCATTACTTTCTCTGGCTATTAAAACCAGTTTCTCTTCAGAAACGGTATATGGTCTGTAGCGGACAACTTCTTTAGTAGAAGGAATAGTCAGTTCGAAAATAGGTTGTTTAATTTTAGGTAAAGCCATTTTAATCTCCAATCATTAATCATTTTATGGGAAAGTTTTGGTAATACTCTTAATTAGATTCTTACCGTTGATAATAGTAGTATTTAGATTTCTTAGGGAAGATACTGCTGCTGAGTTGTTTCTGTCTGCTCCAACTATTCCTAGCAGAGCATCTAGTCTTCCTTGAGTTGAACCAGCATTTCTTAATAATCTAAAATTCGTTTGGAATTGCTTAATTCCTCTTAGTGTAGAATATGCGCTATCGAGACCAGTTGTTACAGAGTTTACTAGATCTGATAATGTTCTACCAAAAGAAGCTTCTGTTTCCTGTGATGCGGTTTCATATGCAGATTTAGCATAATAATGTTTTCCAAATTCATATTGATAGTCACCAAATGTATATTCGGCAGTTCTAAATGCCATTCTAACAGTGCATTTTGCAATCTGATCATCGTCTGCCCAATCTAATTGAATCTGCCCGACCTCTATTGGAAATGCACCAAATAATTCACACTGAACAAGCGCATAACTATTTCCTGAAATGTTACGATCTGGTGCTGTTGGCGCGCCGATTGCTTTGGTTAATTCTCCACCTATACCACTTTCTTGTTGAATGTCCGCTTCATTTATAGAAGCAAATTGTGTGTATGGATCAGCCATGCCTGGATATTTTGATATCATAAAAATATTAAAGCTCGTTGCAATATAACTATTTTTGTATCTAGATACAGACGCGATATCTGGAAACCTATTACTATTAACAAAAATATAGTTTATCCACCTGTGAAATAATTCTAAAGAACTAGCGCGATCAGCATCAACATAAAATGTTAATTCTATATCATCAAATACTGAATCATATGGAGTTTTTATAGTTGGTCCATAACCGTGTGGTTTTGATTCTAGTGTGGTTAATCTTCTTCCTGGCATTTGTGCAGCACTACAGAGATATGCAACTTCTTGATATCTCTCAATTGATAAATCACCAGGAGGAGTTAAAGACACAACAAAATTAGAAGTTCTTGCTAAATCGACTGATAAGAACTTTTGAGAAAAGAAATCTACACTAAATCTATTAGTCGGAGCTGGAATTGTATCTCGCGTAACTTGTCCTCGTACTTTCACTTCATCGAGTACTTTGGGGGTTTGTGTTGCATCAGTAGCCATTAGATTTTGCTCCTACTGTCTTTCCAGACTGTATCTTTGCTTGCTTTCTTAAATTGTTCTGTCGGTAGAAATACTGTCATATCCCATTCTTCTGGCGGAACATAGATAAACTTAGATCTCATATGCTTAAACAAATAATGTTTGAAGCAAGGTTTGAAGAAGCGAAACCTAGCTGCAGAACTTAACAACTGATATGTAATTTTCATTCTGGTGGTTTCGTTTCCAACTACACCGTTTACTTGAGTATCATATAGAGAATCCAATAATTTAGCGCGCAGGGTTGGAGGCAAATAATGCAAGTTAAGACCATAGAATCCGCCCTCTGCTGGCTGTACATAAAATACTAGAGGAAATCTATCATAGAATGGTAGAGTCTCTTTTCCTTTCGGATCGTACACAAACATATACATACGACCAATTTTGCCAATATTTCTTTTTCTTTCGGCTTCATTGATAAAGAGATTAGTTCTTACACTAGCTTTTGATATTTCGTTGTATCTTGCTCTCAACCAATCAATAGATTTTTTAGATCTGTTGATTACGTCGATGCTAGCTTTAGAAGCATCTTTGACTAGTCTATTGTAAATTGATGCAGGCATTAGCCGTTTAATTCCTTCTCTGTTATAATTTGAAACTTCCAGCCACGATCTTTACAATATTCTTCGGCAGCTTTCCATTTCGATTGATTCTTACCCCAAGTCATCACTTCGTTGATATAGCGTCTAGTTCTTCGTTGCTGTTTCTTAGGTTCGCGAGTTTGAGCTAGTGGCTTAATCTCAACGAGGATACTTTCTATTTTACCATCTGGTGTTCTTTTCTTAAACCAGAAGTCTACGAAGTATCGGTGTAGCTTGTTATCTGTGACACAACGATATGGCACTACAACTTCTTCGGAGTTCCATTCAAGAACATCAGAATGCGTGTCAAGAAAGTTCATAAACTTCAGTTCCAAACTTGACCTATAAATAACCTTGGTCGGGTCACCCTTATATTTAGCTGGGTTCTTGACCGCGTATCTTCCTTTCCATGCCATTTTATCGCCTAAATAAAGATATAATCAACAAGGTATTTATATGTCAGAAACAACTCCATCGCCTGAATCTAGTTTAGCTGAACGTGCTGCGGCGGTCGCTCCATTAAACAAAAAACCTGCAGCCACAATATTAAATATGGTTGGAAAATCGAGCGGCGACGAACCCATTGGTTTTGCTCTTCTTATGAGTCCATATAAAGCTAAGTTATTAGATTTAGAAGCTGTAACTGCTAGTTTTCTAAAAAGAACAGAGGAAATAACACAGGGACAAAGTACATCACAAAGTACTGAACAATTCATAGAAAAATTGTCTAAAGGTTTGTCTGCTGAAGATCTTAAATTTCAAGGGACTTTATATTCAACTCAAGAAATACTTGAGAAAGATGCACCGAGAATTATATTTCCTCTGCCCATAGACATTAGAGATCAGCTGATGGTCAACTATCAAACTTCTGATATGGCATCTGCTGGCGCGTTTGCTTCTTTCGGTTCTGACTTAGCGAGAAATATAAAGCAAGGTAAAGGTTTAGATATGGGAGCTGACAGTTATAATTCTGCTTTAGCTGCTGGTTTATTGAGTCTCGCCCCAACACCTGTAAGTGTCCTCGCTGGCCAATATCTGGGCGCAGTAGTAAATCCATTTACTGTTACAGCGTTTAGAAACGTAGAGCCACGTGCGTTTAATTTTGAATTTAGAATAACTCCTGAAAGCATAGAACAATCTGAGACTCTTCAAGAGTGTATCAATACGTTGAGATATTGTGCACTGCCAGAACCAACTTCTGCTGGATTGACTTTGGCGTTTCCTTACAGATTTAAGTTAGCTTGGCTAGGGGCTTTGAAAATGTTTGATTTTTCTGAAGCAGTTTTAACACAAATACAAGTCAATTATTCTGCAGGAGGTTCGCCTGCATTTTTTGAGTATACAGCAGAGCCAAGGGTTGGTGGTTCAAGTCCAGGATTTCATCCTGTTACTGTAACTATAATTTTAGAGTTCAAAGAGTTATTTCCTCTTACGAAAGAAACCATTATGCCAACGGGCAAATCAACTTCAAATTATAAAGGTGAAATGACACCAAGATTGTTAAATGCATTTGATATTGAAGATAACCTACCGCCATCTTCTCCTGAGACAAAAGGCGGTGCTACCACAACTGATCCAGCTGAGAACCAGACAGGCGCAGGAGACGACGCTCTTAATACGCCAGACGCAGATGATAGAGCAATAGTAGAACAAGCACAATCTGGGTTTAATGATTCGGTAAATAAAATGGAATCGTCTAGTAGAGAATTAAAAAATGAAGGCGAAGGTGGATTTGATGCATTTAGAGCACAACAAGGGTTGATTCCTGCATCAGAAGTATATCTTGCGGTGAACCGTCATGATGCTGCAGTAGACTCATTCAACAATGCACGTGATGTATTGCAAGCCAATCCGCTTTCCAGCAAATATGTACAAGATATTCCTCAAGCATCTACTTGGTTTCAAAAAGTACAAGCTGGCACGAGCGGAAGTAGAAGCGGAATTAGTGTTTGGCAGACCCAGTACGATAAAGGTAAAGCTGACTGGAATAAAACATCAGGTGGAGGAGGTTAATAACTAATGGCTGTTCAATATTTCAAAAACTTTCCGTTGGTAAATTACAATGATGTTTCTATGAGAAACATCATGTTAAAGGCTTCAATAGATATTAATCTATTCTTAAACAATACCAAACTATACACATATCAAATAAAAGATGGTGATAAACCAACAATTGTTGCTGACCAATATTACGGCGACATTAACTATGCTTGGTTAGTTTTATTGTCTAATAGAATTATAGATCCTTATTTTGAGTGGCCACTAACCAACCAAGAATTAGACGCGCACATAATTAAAAAATATGGATCATTGGTAACAGCACAATCTACTATTTACGAATACAAAAGCATAATCAATGAAGAAGAAAGAATTACTGTTGAAACATACACTTATGCGTACAACAATAATAATCCTATATTCGTGCCTGTTTATGCGTATGATAAAGAATTTGAATTAAACGAACAAAAAAGAAATATTCAATTAATCGATAGAACATATGCTAAACAAATTGCTAATGGTTTAGAAACTCTTTTTGAGAAATAAAAATGGCTGCTGCTCCTAATTGGGTTACATATAACGAAGGATTACTGGATAAATTCAGTTATCGTATTTTTCTACAACAATTCGCTGGCAATTCTTTGTCTGGTTCTCAGTTTGTTGGTATTGAATCTATTGTTTCTACGTTATCAATTAAACAAGAATTAATAAGAAATAGTATGATTCTTGAAATGAAAGTTTCTGATTCTGCTGGTATTTTAGAAAATGGTATGATTCAAGTTGGATCAATAATCAATATTGAAATCTGCAGAGATCCAAACAGTAAAAACGAGGAAGATGCAAAAGTTGCTAAAAAATTATTTGTTGTCACCAGAATTGATGACAACATTCAGAGCGCGCAGCTAAAACAAAGAGTATTTAACATTACTGCTCATTCATTTGCTGGTGTTTCAAATGTCTGGCCACTTTTATATTCAGAATATTCTGGACCTACCAAACCAACAGACATTATCAAACAGATTGTAACAAAGAGATTTATACAAAATGGGGCTGGTGAGATTGTGGACAATCTGTCCAAGAAATGGATAAATTGCACAAATGAAATTAAGAATGGTATATTATTGCATCAAGTAAAACCATTTGACGCGATTTCTCACTTAGTATCAAAATCAGTCTCACCAGATAATAGTGAGTATTTTTTCTATGAAGATTTTAATGGATTTAATTTGAGAACTTTGAAGTCAATGAAAAATGACTCAAGTGGTAAAGAAAAAACTTTTATCTACTATCAAGATAAAACTCGTAGATTTGGGAATAAAGAAAACGAACAAGTTTCAGACTACTTTAGAATTTTGTATTTAACTCAACACAAACAACAAGATTATTTTGAGTTGGTACAAGATGGCGCTGTAATAAATCAAGTTTCTGTTTTTGATATTATTAACAAAGAAGTCATAACAAAAGATTTTAGATATAATACATCAGCCAATAGTGCATTTGTTTTAGGAAATAAAACAGCATTCCCATCTAATACAGTTTCATTTATAGCATTTACAAATAGTCCTCCGTATAACGAAAAAAAATATCCTTATGACATAGCGCCACATTCTAAGATTGCTATCTCAGAAAAGGCTTGGAATAGAGATGACTATTTGTTAGATAACTATAACATTCCAGTTGCACAAAGAACCTTGATGGAACAAAATAAAATAACCGTTGAGATTTATGGTAATCCAAATGTATTTCCTGGTGATATTATAAACATGAAAGTTCCAAGCAAATCTGGTATTGATTCTGATCTTGAATCTTTAATTCGTAGACAAAGCGGTAAGTTTCTGGTCGGCGCGGTCAAACATAATATCTTTGGAACAAAATTTCAAACATTTTTAGA